GCGTCTGTCAATCCTTCAGTAATAGATGTTGCGGCTTTATCCCAAGCATCTTGCGCTTCTTTAGCCGCCTTTAATCCGATGCCTTTATCTTTAGCATCTGCTAAATCCCTCAATGCTTTAGCTTGATCGCGATAAGTATTAGCAACATCTGGATTGATTTCTTCCATGATTGTTGCAAGACGATCTGCAGAGATCGCTTGCTCACGCAATTTTTCTATTGCCAATTGAGCTACTGCATCTGCACCCAATTCAATTACAGCATTAGATTCTTTCTGTTTTTCTATTTCGTCTTGGATACTTTTGTTCTTTTTGACTAATGCATCATAAACAGCAAGATTAGATTTTGCAGATTCATCAAGAATATCTTTCTCTAATTTAGCAACAGCAATTGCGTCTTCAGTAGCCTTCAAGACTTTCAACTTCGCAAATAAATTTTCTTGCTGTGCTTTAGTCAGCTTCAAAGTTCCTGCTTCAATCTCTAATGTGTATTTTATTTCTAGCTTTTGTGATTCAGTTAATTTTTCTGAAGCATCAACTTCAGCTTTATTTGTTGCAATTTTTTCATCAACAGTAAGAATAAGTTTTTGATATGCTTCTTCTAGCTTCTTTAATTCTTCAGCTTGTTTCTTTGAAGCATCACTCACATAGGGAGCTTCTTTCTTTGCCGCCGCTGATATGGCGGTCATTGTTGAAACTGCTGTGCTTCCATTTGCATTCCATGCTTTGTCAACTTCTGCTAATGCTGAAGTCCAATTTGTTTTCATTCGATCAGCGTAATCAGTGCCAAGCTTCATTGCACCTTGAAAGTCACCTTGCATTGCCGCATAGAGTTGTCGACCCGCTGTGTATAGACCATCAGCCAATGTCTCAACAGCTTCGTAAACAAGAACAACAACAATGTAAAGACCTTTGAGTCCAATAGACAAGCCTTCAGCAATACGCTTCAGGCGATCACCTTCTGTCATGCTTGAAAAGAATTGATCTGCAAGACCTTCAAGAGTTGGTAATAACTCAGCCATCACTTGCATTGATATGCCTTTGAAGCCTTGACCCATCAAATCTAATGTGTCATTAAACTTCTCTGCTCTTGCAGCTGTCTCATCTGTAATTGTCAAACCTAGCTTGCGAGCCATCTCATCAAACTGATCTAAGCTGTCTGCTCCTGCATTGAGCAATGGGATTAGGTCTGCACCCGCCTTGCCAAACAATTGAACAGCCAATGCTGTCTTGCTTGCACCATCTTCATATGATTTGAATTTATCAGCGACTTCGCCTAAGACTTGACGAGTGGTTTTGAGAGTTCCGTCAGTATTGCGAGTGCTAATACCCATTGCTACGAAAGCATCATTGCCGTTTGCAATAGCGACAGATAGCTTACTCATACTTGTTTGTAATGCACCGCCCTCAATACCCGCCTGTCTAAAGGCAAGCTGAAGCCCTGCTACATCTTTGACAGCGACACCAATTTTCTGCGCCATCTTATTTGTTTCGTCAGCGGCATCTATTGCGCTACGAATCCATCCAGTAAATGCGGCAACAGATAAGCCAACTCCAATCGCACCCAATGCAGTAGCCGCCATGCTTGCCGACTTTTGAATTGAGGACATTGCAGAGGAAACAGAGTTCTTGGCTTTATCCAAATCTTGTTGTAGGCGAACAATGTTAGCCGCCATCTCGATTGTTAGTTGCCCGACTGATGTTGCCATGACTTACCTTTTTGCCTGAATGAACGCCTTGAAAGCGTTGCCGACTTTATTGCTCACGATACTTCTATCGAACTCGCTTACTGGATCACCGAATGGTGGAACACACTCTGGCTTTTCGCTGTCTTTAGATTGCATCAAATATGCCTGTGACATTTGTTTGATCGCTCTATATTCCCAAGCTGTAAGCTCAACGCCTGTGCATTGTTGCCACGATATTATTTCTCTTGCAGACAATGGTACTGGACCCATCGCGCCCATCTCTACCATGCCCAAATCCTGCCAATAGGTTATCACATATTCAGCATCACCAACATCAGGCATCAATGGCTTCCCGCCATTTTTTTGAATCTTCTCAGCGCGTGTTAACTCAGCTTGCTTATCGCCTGATGCAACCGATTTCTCTTGCTTGACAACTGGTATTGATCTGAACCAAGCCAGTTGTCTTGCATACAGAGTTAGGTCTTCGATGATGCCTGAGTAAAATTTGCCCAATCACCGACAGCTTTATTTACTTGTTCAGTAATGAAGCCAATGGCTGAATCAAGATAAGCCGCTTTAAACATTTCAACGCCTGTGAAATCTTTATAGCCAAACCCATTGAAGCTGACTGTACAAGCAGATAGAAACTCAGCATCAAGCTCGCGCTGTTCGCCTTCTTTCATCTTCTTGCCACCCTTCTTCACATACTCAAGAATCGCTCTGTTGCGAATACTTTGTGCCTTCTGAAATGCTTTAGAGCCAGGTCCGTATACTGTGATGGAAAGTTGATTTCCATTCACATCAAGCAACGCATCGCCTTCAACTGTTTCCAATTCAACGATGGCTGTGTCTTTAACTGCTAATTCTGAGATATCAAACATTTTAGTAATCCTTTCGCGGGGAGAGTTATTGCCCTTGCTCAAGTCAGCCGCACCCCGCGAAGGATGCGAACTGACCCGAGTAGGTGCGCGTGTTGCCATTTACGGCAATTCTTTAAGCGGCAAGAGATTCAACAATGCCCACACCCGCGACATTGGTTGTGATTTCCAATGTTGCAGTTGCAGTAGTAATTGAATCAACAGAGCCAACGCCTACTTTCCAAGACATAACTTGTGCCCTGAAAAAGTATTTGTCACCATTCTGTGTAGTCACCATGAACGAATAGTCGTTATCAGAAAGAGTTGCGGCTTTCATAATAATTTGACCTGCGTCATCGGTGTCCAAACCCAAAGACAAAGTGATTGTGCCTTCGTTGAATGAGCCTTTGAACTTCTGTGTGCCACGATTGCCAACTGGCATATGCGTGACTAAAGCATACTCACGACCAAACTCGCCCAAGTCAGTGACTTCACCAACTAGTGCAGGGACGGGAGATGTAGTAAACAGGGTTGTATACCCTGCGCTATTGTAAGTAGCGGGTGCTGATGCAGTGACTCGGATTGTCGTCCCTGCGGATGTGCGGACTGTCATGGTCTTTTCCTCTCGGTTTTAAAAAAAGCCCACAGGGATGCGGGCAGAATTTTCAAGCAGATGCCTGAAACTGTTTTGTATCTCACTCATAGTAAGACACTAAATAATCAGCGGATTGAGTCCAAGTTCCAGTATCTAAATCTTTTTCAGGCGAACTGAATAAATCTAAACGACTACTGATAACTGTCTTACCCGCAAATGTCTGTTGTAATTTGAAGTCCATCGCCAAGCGAACTTGATCATGGATTGATTTCACCTCTGCCATTGTTTTGGCAAGTGGATTGATCTGCACTCTAGCTCGCGCCATCTGGCGTTCTGTTGCGTAATTTATGTGCGGCAATGGTACTGCATCAATGACTGTATAAACAAGAGCAGGAAAGGCTACATTCTGCGGTAGCTGTGACATTGCTTTGCGAGTGCCTACCAATGTCGTAATCCCTGCTGTATTCAGCATAGCGGCAATTATGAGTTCTGGATTCATGTTGATTTGATAATCTCTCTACCAATTCTCATTCTGATATAAGCCGCCACATCATCAATTACTTCTGTTGTTCCACCATCAAATGCTTTACGCATAAAGGCAGTTGGCTTTGTCCCCTGTAAAACAGCATGAGCAGAATAAATATCTCCAAATTTAATTGCTTTAGTTTTCTTGGGCACTATCTTATAAGGTGCGCCAACTGTTCTGCCAGTTCCTTCATAAAAAGAAGCTGTTCCAAATTCAACAAATTTAGCATACCATGCGTCACCGCCTCCCGCAACAATTTGAGATATAGCTTTTCCTTTTCTTAAAGTTGTCTTAACTTTAATACTCTTTTTTAATTTTCCTGATTTGCCAACTGGAGCATTAGCTCTTGCCCGATCTCTATAAATGTTTGCACCCTGTCGCAAAGCACCTCGCATGATATTTGCTTCAATTTTTGCGGGTAGCTCGTCAAGCATTTTTTGCAATTCAGCAAGACCGCTTATCGATATACTTTGATCACTGGCCATCTAAACTTCCTTCTGTGCAATCAAAGATAATTGTCTTATCGGCTTCATCAACATTCCAAGATGCTGTGATATTAAAGATTCGAGTTCCAAAAAGAATTCGCCAAGCATCAGCAGTAGTTGATGGCAAAAACAATTCTGAATATCTCACAGTGACCTGATGCGTCAATTGCGCTTCTACTACCATTGCATTAGTTCGCAATTTCTCACGACCGCTTAATGGTTTAACTTCTGCCCATACTGTGCCAATATTTATCCAAGTGTTTATCTCTTGTCCATAGGCATCTAGCGTAGGACTTCTACGCTGAATAGTTATGCGCTGTTGAAGTTTAGAGATTCTCATTACGCACCCATGTTAATGCGATATGGGGTCATCAGATGAATCATTCCAAAAGGTATTGCTGTAACTATGTTACCAACATTGATTGCTTCACGATTTTCATAAAGTTCGCCAATGTATAGCAACATAGCTTGCTTCAAAGCACTTGGCATTGGATATTCATTAGGACTCATGCTATCTGTATATCCTGCCGCAAAACGAACAATCACAGCATTCGGAACAACTTTAGTATGAGGCCAAGTGGTTACAGGGAAAATCTTTGCGGGATTGCTGTATGAGTCAAATATATATTGATTTGCATTTAGTGTTTGAGTCGCGCCATTGGTATCTGTATACATGATGCTAGTGATTGAATTGACAGGACTTGTGCCTAATTCAATTTCATTTACAGGAAATTCATCAAGAGCCATTGCATAAGTTGTTTGTGCAACAGTCAACTCTGTATATGCTTCAACGGCTTCACGCGCAGTCTTAATCAAAGCAGTCACCAAAGCATCGTCAGGATGTGCCGCAGGAGAGCCAACGGCATCAAGACGCAAATGTAATCGAGCAGTTGCCAATGTTATTGGCTCTGTCGTTACTATGCTTGTACGTTTAATTTTCCGAACTAATTGCGTCATTTAATTTTTCCTCTGGCTTATAAACCAAAGCATCATCACCAATCCACGATTTCAAAATTTTACCGCCAACATCTTTTGTTCCACGGAATTCTTTTGCGTGACCAACTCCAATGCCACCGCGACCTTCCATGCCCTTGATACCAAGAACACGCTCACCACTAAACAAATGATTGTTTCCGTGAGCTTGCCATAGCAATACATCAATAAACTTAATTTGTGCTCTGCATACTGATCTGAATGTATCTAATGCCTGACCACGAATAGCAGATGAGCAAAGACTACTGTGCAAAGTATTAAACATCGGTCTGTAAGATTTCTGAGGCAAGTTGTAATAGCGAGCATTAGCTTCACCAATCAATTCAGCGTGATCAAATTTCTTATCAATTGTCTCAAGCCAATCAGCCGCATACCAATCGTCATCTTCAATAAAAACAACTCTTTCATCTGCGCTAACTATATCCATTCCCGCACGAAGATTACGCGCTTGCGTATTCATACCATCTTGCCAGAATGGATTAGGTCTGATTACTTCTAATGTCCAGTTCTTTTTGCTGAATGTGATTGGCTGTGCAATCTCACCATCATCAACAATAATCCAACGAACATCTCCTCTATAAGTCTGTCTTGCCATCCACAGTTCGCAGATAGCCCACGCCTTGGGTCTTGCACCAGTTGCAGTCAATAAGGTCAACATACTTTAATTGCTTCCTCAAGCGTCATTCGCTCAAAGCAAGTCAGAGCAGTCACTCTGCTTGCGTTAATTACTCGGACACCTTCTGCTTGCAAATCAACTGCAAGTTGCGGGAACTTAGCTTGCCACATTTCAAATGGTTGATGGTTTGTTAATCCTTCACCATGCTGACCGAACCAATGTGCCTCACCTTTCGGTGATAGCGTACAGTCCAATCCTAGCAGAACAATTGTCTTTGCACCCCATAGGTACGCAAGATTGATTGCCTGATAACCGCTATTACCGCCCTGATGGATTACACCATTAGTGCCGAGTCCTTCTTTATACTCAGACCCAATCCGATTGATTTTGTACCTCTTGGCCGCCCCCTCGTCTTGAGTCCAACATTCGCCTTCGTATTCTGACTTGACTCGCTCATAGTGGACTCTCCACCATTGGTCATCGCAAGCATATAAGCAGTCTGAGAATGGTGCTCTACGATAGCTGTCATTGACTGCGATGGTCGCCCATCCTTGGTCTCCAACAAGGTTGCAATCTTCCTCGGTGAGACTTGGTCCGCTTGCAATAATACAGGCGACACGCCCCGCCCATCGACCTGCGGTGCGGTCATATGAACTGATCGGGCGGTCGCCAATGGGGGGTTTACTATTTCAATCACACCAATTGATTGAAGATCGTCAGCAACTACTGACGGAACTTTTAGCCTCATCTTTTTGCTCACGCTACCAATGCGTGAATCTTCAAAGTGAGTCAGGGCAATTATTTCAACTAATTCCATCGCGGGGTCATTTCTGTTTAGTTTTATAAATTACAAAACCCCCACACCGCAAGGCATGGGGGTCTGCTCAATTACAGATTGCCGTAAATGAAAGCGGAAGGACGATAGACTGTCAAAGCCAAACGCTCTTCTGCTAACAATGTGGCCATGTTCTTCTTGAAGTTGTCGCCATCTTCATAGGAGATTTGAACAGCCGCATCCATGCGATCCCAGATTTGTGCGCCCATAGAGAAGCCACCAACCAAGAACTTACCCGCAGTCATGCTGTTTGTAGCGATAACGCGCTTGCCCCAAATCAATGGTTGCAATGCGTTAACAGGACCCATTTCACCGCCAAAGATATACTCACCATAAGTTGTCTTAGCGATCTCAATAGTTTCCCAATCAGCAGGATTGATTACGATTGTGTCAGGCTGATACTCAGACAATTGAGCCTGAGTAATAGCGCGACGCAATGTATCCAACTTTGTGTCACCAGTAACACGGCGTGTATAAGCTGTGTAGTTTCCTGATGCTGTAATACCTGCGATTGTGCCGCTTGTACCAAGACCATTCAACAACTGATCTTCCTCTTCCAACTTCAAGCCATAAGTCAAACGACCATTGACATAAGATTGCAATTGAGGAGCATCATCCAACACCTGACGAGAGACAGGGATGAAGTGAGCCAATGTCAC